AATGTGCTGTTGATGCTCAGAAAAAACAAATATTACCGGTATTCATTATTACCGAACAAAAGTGGTCATTTGAACACGCAAAACTTATGGGTTTTGATTGTGAAGAAATGGTTGATGAAGAAACGGGAGAATTAGAATGGGACGGGTTTTACATCTTCAATAATAACTTTAGTTATATTGAACAAATTACTGACTATATTAATAGTTTACTTGATGCTCAAGAAAAAGGTGAGTTAGATTATAGTTTGTTATTCTTATGGGATTCTGTAGGTTCAGTTCCTTGTAAAATGACTTTTGAAGGCAAGGGCGGCAAGCAACATAATGCGGCTGCGTTGGCCGATAAAATTGGTATGGGTATCAATCAAAGAATTTCAGGAAGTCGTAAAGCGGATTCTAAATATGAGAATACTTTGGTTATTGTTAACCAACCTTGGGTTGAACTTCCGGATAATCCATTTGGACAACCTAAAATCAAAGCTAAAGGTGGTGAGGCGATTTGGTTGAACTCTTCTTTAGTTTTTCGTTTTGGAAATGAGAAAGGTGCGGGAACAACAAAAATTACTGCGACTAAAGATAAAAGAACTATCAAATTTGCAGTGAGAACTAAAATCTCAGTAATGAAGAACCACATCAACGGATTGGGTTATGAAGATGGTAAGATTATTGTAACACCTCACGGATTCTTGGCAGGTAAAGAAACTACCGAAGAAAAAGCGTCTATTGAGAAGTACAAAAAAGAATACTCTGAATATTGGAAGAATATCATCGGAACAGATGGTGATTTTGATTTGAAAGAGGTAGAAGAAAAAGACTAGTAACGAATACAAACAAAAACAAGTGACTAAAACACTTTTGGTTGACGGAAACAATTTAGTAAAAATTGGTTTCCACGGGGTTAAAGATTATTATCACAATGGAAAACACATAGGTGCCATCTGGCACTTTGTGAATACCATTAGACGTTTCATAGATGAACAAAACTTTGATAAGGTTGTTGTTATGTGGGACGGTGATGATAACTCTTCTGCCCGAAAACTTATTTACCCCCAATATAAAGAACAACGTAGAGACAGAGACAACGAGTATAAGTTAGATTCTTTCACTGAGCAGAAAGAAAGAATCAAACAATACTTGGAGGACTGTTATATAAGACAAATCAACATCGATAATAACGAGGCGGATGATTTGATTGCTTACTATTGTCAAATCTCTGAGAACGAACAAAAGACTATCTATTCGGGGGATAAAGACCTTACACAACTTATTTCAGATAAGGTATCTGTATATTATCCGAGAACTAAAGAAACTTATCATATAGGGAGTAAAATCAAATGTGATTTTTACGAATTTCCACACGAAAACATTAGAACTTATAAGATATTATCTGGTGATAAATCAGATAATATTGATGGGATATATGGGTTGGGTGAGAAAACTCTTATTAAGTTTTTTCCTGAGCTACTTGAGAAACCGGTTTCAATTACCGATATTTTAGAAAAGGCGGAAATCCTTCTGAAGGAGAATAAGGATAACAAGACGTTACAAAATTTGTTATCAGGTAAAACTAAAAGTGGTGTTTATGGGGATGAGTATTTTGTAATTAACGAAAAAATCATAAATTTGTCCTCACCTCTAATTAGTGAGGATGCTAAGGAACTTGTTGAATTATATTATAAGGAAAGTTTAGACCCTGATGGTAGGGGACATCGAGGACTTATTAAGATGATGATGGAAGATGGGTTTTTTAAGTATCTACCGAAGGGGGATGATGCGTGGGTAAATTTTGTTAGACCTTTTATGAAATTAACAAGAAAAGAAAAAAGAAATTATAACAACAATTAATTAAAACTATGAAAGACCAAGAATCGGTAAAATTAGAATTCTTAATGATGGTAAACGATAACATCATTGTACAGAGATTTTTTAACGTGAGAGAGTTCAACAATGAGGGGAAAAACTCATTAGAACTTTATGAATTACTTCGTGAATTTAAAGACGATATTCAAACACAATTATCATTAAAAACCGTAACGTATATGACGGATAATATGTACGAAATTATTAACAATCCTGCTATTTTGGAAACGTCTTATACAGATGGTCCGGAGTACTTTAACATCTTCATCAAACAAAATGATGTGACAATTTGTCATAGACAGGTGGACGCTAAAGTGTACCCTCCAAAGATAAGATATACTGTAGATGTACGCCCACACCTAAAAAACCTATTGATGAACTTAACTGACATCTTTTCATCTAAAAATTTAACAAAAAAATATATAGATGTTACCCTAAGTGTGTAGTATTTATTATTACACTAAAAGAAAAAATATATGGCGTCAAACAAAAATTTCGAGTATCTAGGTAGTACCTTTCAGATACAATTATTAAACCAAATCATTATCGACAAAGACTTTTCACGGTCAATTATAGATGTGATTGAAACAAGTTATTTTGAGAATAAATATTTCAAATTAATCATTCAAATGATTAAAGAGTATTACACAAAATACGAACACACACCAACCTTTGACACATTAGAACAAATTACAAAATCTGAGATACAACAACCTCTAGCGGCTAAAATCATTATTGATACTCTTACAAAAGTTAAGGAGTCTACGCTTGAAGGAGCTGAATTTGTACAAGAAAAATCGATGAAGTTCTGTAAACAACAGGAGTTACAGAAAGTAATGGTTAAAGCTCAAAAAATCATCGACACTGGCGAATTTGAGAGTTATGACACATTAGAAGAGATGGTTAGTAAAGCATTACAAGTAGGAGAACACGATAAGGGGACGGAAAGTGTTTTTAGTAACTTAGATGATGTTCTAAACGAAGATTATCGTCACCCAATACCAATGGGTATTCCGGGTATAGATAGACTCTTAAAAGGTGGTCTTGCTAAAGGTGAAATCGGTGTGGTATTAGCCCCAACAGGTGTAGGTAAATCAACATTACTTACAAAAATTGCGAATCACGCATTTAATTTGGGATACAACGTGTTACAAATATTCTTTGAGGATAACCCAAAGATTATTCAACGTAAACACATTACATTATGGACAAAAATCCATCCGGATGATTTGTCTTTAAGAAAAGATGAAGTAATGATTAAAGTTCAAGAAATTAAGGAGAAAATGCCTAATGAATTGATACTTAAAAAACTTCCATCTGACACTGTAACAATGATGCAGATTAAAAATCAAATCAGAAAAATGATTTCGGAAGGAATCAAAGTTGATATGGTATTATTGGACTACATTGATTGTGTAGTTCCGGATAAAAACTTGGGGGATGAATGGAAATCTGAAGGGTCTGTGATGAGAGGTTTTGAATCTATGTGTCACGAACTTGACTTGGTAGGGTGGACAGCGACTCAAGGGAATAGAAGTTCAATATCTTCTGATGTTGTAACCACTGACCAAATGGGTGGTTCTATCAAAAAAGCACAGGTTGGACACGTAATCATTTCCGTGGCTAAATCTCTACAACAAAAAGAAATGAAACTAGCGACGATTGCAATTACTAAATCACGTATTGGTGATGATGGGGTTGTATTTGAAAATTGTAAATTTGATAATGGTATGTTGGAGATTGACACAGAAAGTTCAGTAACATTCTTAGGATTAGAAGAACAAACCGAAGAAAGAAATAGACAAAGAATCAAAGACTTGTTAGACAAAAGAAAAGAAAAAAACCAAACACAAAATTAATTTAAAAATGAAAGAAAAAATATTAGAACCAAATAATGATAGATTTGTTATCTTCCCTATTGAACATAATGATATATGGGAATTTTATAAACAACATCAAGCGGCTTTTTGGACGGCAGAAGAAGTAGATTTATCTAACGATATTAGAGATTGGGAAAACCTATCTGATAATGAAAGATATTTCCTTAAAAATATATTAGCGTTCTTCGCAGCGTCTGATGGTATTGTAAATGAAAACTTGGCTGAGAATTTCTTAAAAGAGGTTCAATATGCTGAAGCGAAGTTCTTCTACGGATTTCAAATTATGATGGAAAACATTCACTCGTTGATGTATTCATTATTGATTGACACTTATGTTTCTGATGAAACAGAGAAAGACGAATGTTTTCACGCGATAGATAGATTACCAGCGGTTCAAAAGAAAGCTAAATGGGCTCTTGATTGGATTGAGAATTCTTCTTTCCAAGAAAGATTAGTTGCCTTCGCAGCGGTTGAAGGAATCTTCTTTTCCGGTTCATTCTGTTCAATCTTTTGGATGAAATCAAGAGGAATTATGCAAGGGTTGTGTAATGCTAATTCATTAATCTTCAAAGATGAGAACTTACATTGTGATTTTGCTATTCATTTGATTAACAATCACGTTGAGAACAAACCAACGGAAAAAAGAATTAAAGAAATCTTACTATCTGCATTAGAAATTGAAAAAGAATTTATAACAGAATCATTACCGGTATCTTTAATTGGTATGAATTCAAACTTGATGAAACAATATCTTGAATTCGTAACAGACGGGTTATTAGTTAAATTTGGTTGTAAAAAACAATTTAACGTAGAACAACCATTTAAGTTTATGGAACAAATCGCTGTTGAAACAAAGGGTAATTTCTTTGAATCAAGAACTATGGAGTACCAAAAGGCTAAATTGGGTGAGTCATTAACATTTACAGACGATTTTTAATATGATGTCATTAAAGATAAGAAAAAGAGGGGGAGACGAAGTTTCGTTCAACCCCCAAAAAATTTATAATAGAGTTAAACGTGCTGCAAGAGGATTAAACGTAAATGCGGATGAGGTATTCATTAAGGTGATTACTTCGGTTCCAACAGAGGGTGTTATTACAACCAAAGAGTTGGATAAATTGGTTTACGAGATTGCCGCGGCTTATACCGGAAGTCACCACGATTATTCAAGATTGGCGTCTTCTGTGGCTATTTCTGCATACCACAAAGAAACTGATGATAGTTTTTGTAACACAATGCACACATTACACGTTGATGGTATCATTAACGATAAGTTAATGGAAACTATTGAACTATATGGTGCTGAAAATATTGATTCTGTAATAAATCACGAGAATGATTACAATTTTGATTATTTTGCGTGGAAATCGTTACAAGAAATGTATTTGTTAAAAAATCCTGAAGGTAGAGTGATTGAAAGACCTCAACATATGTATATGAGAGTGGCTTTATGGGTTACTAAATCATTTGAACAGGCGGTTGAGTATTATCAATCATTATCAAACCAAGTTATATCTCCTGCAACACCAATTATGATTAACGCGGGAACTAAAACACCTCAACTAGCGTCTTGTGTATTGAAATACAATCACGGGGATTCAAGAGAAGGGTTATTACAAACATTCAACGACATTTCAACATATTCGTCTGACGCAGCTGGTATTGGTCTATGTATGTCTAACATTCGTAGTAAAGAGAGTCGTATTAACTCGTCAGGTGGATTTGCGGGTGGTTTATTAAAATACCTAAAGATTGTTAACGAAGGATTAAGATTCTTTAATCAACAAGGGAGAAGACCGGGTAGTGCTGCTATATACATTGAACCTTGGCATAAAGATATCATTGATTTACTTGAAATCAAAAAGAATACAGGAGCTGAAGAGTTGAGAGCAAAAGATTTATTTACTTCAATTTGGTTACCGGACAACTTTATGAATGCGGTTAAGAACAATAGTGATTGGTATTTGTTTTGTCCTAACGATATTATCAAAGCGGGTATTAAACCATTACAAGAAGCTTATGGTGATGAGTACGAATCAAACTACAACAAAGCGGTTGAACTTGGTCTTGGTAAAAAAGTAAAGGCACAGACAATTTGGAATAAAATTATTGAATCTCAGGTTGAAACAGGAGTTCCTTACTTATGTTCTAAAGATAGTGCTAATAGAAAAACAAATCATCAAAACATTGGGGTAATTAAACAATCTAACCTATGTAATGAGATTTACCAATATACTGATGAAACCACTACAGCAATCTGTACGTTATCATCTATGGTATTGAAGAACTTTATTGTTAAAGGAGAGTTTGACTTCAAATTACTTTATAGTGAAGTTAGAAAGGTTGTTAGAGCACTTAACAAAGTTGTTGACATTAATAGTTATTCAACTGAACAAGGTAGAAAAGGTGGTTTAGAACAAAGAGCAATTGCGATTGGAACTCAAGGTCTTGCTGACGTATTTTTCTTAATGGATTATATCTTCACATCTGAAGAGGCGAAACAATTAAACAAAGAAATTTTTGAAACCATCTACTTTGCGGCAATCACCGAAAGTATGGAATTATGTAAATCAGGTGAATACAAACCATACAAATTCTTTAAAGGTTCACCAATGTCAAAAGGTATATTCCAATTTGATATGTGGGGATTAGATTATGAAGGATTAGGAAGAATGTGGGATTGGGACTCACTTAAGTTAGAAGTGTCTAACCACGGGGTTTGTAACTCGTTATTCACGGCTCAGATGCCAGTTGCGTCTTCAGCTAAGATTACAGGTTCATTTGAAATGACAGAACCGGCTCACTCGGCATTATTTAATCGTCGTGTAGTTGGGGGTGAAATCTTAATTGTTAACAAATACTTAATTAGTGATTTTGAAAAAATAGGCATTTGGTCTGAAGATTTGAAAAATGAAATCATTATGAATGAAGGGTCAATTCAAAATATTAACTTTAATAATTATCTTGACCAAGAAGATAAAAATTACAACAAGAAAGTTAAAAGAATTGAACATTTAATTCCAAAATACAAAACAATTTGGGAAATATCTCAAAGAGAATTAATTGATATGGCGGCTGACAGAGCACCATTCATTGACCAATCACAATCAATGAATATATATATGTCTAATCCAACATTATCAAAGATTTCATCATCACACTTCCATTCGTGGGGTAAAGGATTGAAAACTCTTTGTTATTATGTTAGAACAAAGGCGATATCAACCGGAGCTAAACACTTGGCGGTGGACATCTCAAAAGTAGGTCAACCAAAACCAATTGAGAAACCAACAGTTGAATTAACCCAAAAACCGACAGATACTGAGTTTGAGTGTTTCGGATGTGGTTCTTAATTGAATTAAAATAATAATAACATTAATCACGACTTCGGTCGTGATTTTTTATTTTAGGGTATTTATAAAAAATGGTGACGACACTATATTTATAGTTATGGCAGACGGAACAACATATGGTTTAACTTTTCCTTTTAGAGATTCTTTTGATGGAAAATATTTAGATTTATCGGATTATAATGACCAAGAGATACGGTCTAATTTAGTACACCTTTTATTATCTAAAAAGGGTAGTAGATATTATTTACCAGATTTTGGAACAAGATTATATGAATTTATTTTTGAACCATTGGATGGACCAACATTTTCAGAAATAGAATCTGAAATAAGAGAATCTGCTGGAGTATATCTACCGGGAATAAGAATTACTAATATTAGTATTCAAGCGGCTTCAGATGGTGATGAAGATAAGGGTAGTTACATTAATGATAATGACGAAAGAATATTTCGTGTACCAAATATGTCGGATAAAGAACATACAGCAAAAGTTAAGATTGATTATACCATCAACGATGATGTGTTTAATAGTAGTGACTTTGTAATTATTAATATATAAAATTATGGCAAATAAGAAAATTTCCTATACTACAAGGGATTTCCAATCAATTAGAACAGAGTTAATTAACTTTACTAAAACGTATTACCCTGATACGATTCAAAACTTTAATGATGCTTCTGTATTTTCAGTATTATTAGATTTAAATGCCGCTGTAACGGACAACTTACAATTTAATATTGATAGAAGTGTACAAGAAACTGTTCTTCAATATGCTCAACAAAGGTCATCAGTTTTTAATATAGCAAAAACTTACGGATTAAAAGTTCCGGGAATGAGACCATCAGTCGCTTTAGTTGATTTTTCAATTACAGTTCCCGCGTTTGGTGATAAAGAAGATTTAAGATATTGTGGAATTTTGAGAAGAGGGTCACAAGTTAATGGTGCGGGACAAGTATTTGAAACGGTTTATGATATTGATTTTGCATCACCAATTAATGGTGAGGGATTCCCTAATAGATTAAAAATACCTAATTTTGATTCAAATAATAAATTATTAAATTATACCATTACTAAACGAGAAACTGTTGTGAATGGAACAACAAAAGTATTTAAGAAGGTAATTACAC